GCCTCTCTTCCAGCTAAGCCGGGGTATATGTGTGAAATTTAGATCGTTGCATCCAAGGGCCTTTATTTATAAGAGGTGGCCCTAGCAAGGATCTAAGAAAATACGACGGTGATGATTCACAACATCACGGAAGGGCTACAGACAGCAGCGTTTACCAAGCGCTGGCATAAAACTCGCAAGTTCTATGGCCTGACTAAGGGGGGGCAACAGACAGCAGCGTTTACCAAGCGCTGGCTATAAAACTAATTAGTTAGTTCTACGGTCTGACTGGAAACCTCCAATAAAACAATTATACGTATCCATAATCAACCTTAAAGATTTTATCTAAGGCCGAACAACGAACAACATCACCATCCTTCCCGTCGCGAGTATAAACATTTAGTTCATCTAACTCACCTTGGGAAATTTGATAGCGGTTGCATAAATCGCGATCTGACACTTGGTGTTCAATTTCATACTTGACACGCCATAGTTCAGAGGATTTGCATTTATATATTTTAGAGGAGGGTTTGGAGGGATAGCGTGAGCGTAGACTACGCATAATGCTGGAATCACCAGAATGGACATAACCATTGATAACTCCTGCTTGGTAATCATAAGCACGTTTGCTAATCTCTCCGCGGCCAGGTAGCTCTCCCTCACACGTACCATGTGAACGCAAAATCACCCCCAAATTCAAGAAAAACCCACCATCTCCAGTAGGGGAATGTTTCAAGAATTGGAGTTGTTGCACATGATGACACTCTTCAGTACGCACCAAATAACCGATTTTAGCAGCGGCTTTGATAATTAAATCAGAGCACTGGGAAATTGTTATCTCTCCATGTTCTTCAAGCGCATCAGCTATTTGTATAAAGATCATGGTATTGGCGGTATTATTGAGGTTGGTTGTGGAAGCATGGCCGCTAAATAGGGTATGGAATAGGGGTTTTAAAACGATCCTATACCACTGTGTGGAAAATATACAGCACAAAGAAAGACATTGAAGAAAGAAATTAGCAATATCAACTGTGTAACGGGAATCGCCGGTGTCGATGGCAGCACGAAAGACCTTAAATATTGGGTCGAAGTGACTACCATCGCATACCTTGATATCCATGTTGCACCTGAAGATACCGTCCTTGCAAATTATACTAAGACACGAATCGTCGGACAAAAAGACGAATGATAGTTGTGTTTTAGGATTGATCAACATGTCGAAAGCACGTCCAATGTTATCAGCACTAGGCTTAACAAAAACGGCAACCCCTGACTTATAATGGTAAGGTATAGAAAACACATACTTAACAAAATCCATGTAGTATGCGAATACACTAGTACCGGGGGCGGTGCAATCACCGACAGCCCTAAGGTACTTACCTCTCTCCAAAAATTCACCAGGTTTGGTTTTTATACGAACTCTCTTGATTCTGGTGCCATGAATGGCAGCAGAGTGATTGATTTCATTCATAGTCCTTATGCGCAATTTCCGTTTAACGTGAGGAGCAAGTGTCCAGGAGTTTCTCAACTCTGTGGAATCGCCCACATCCCCGCGTAGCACCTCCCCAAGGCGCGCTTTAAACCACTGTATCCAAGATGAAATGCCGAAGCATGCATCAGTTAAGTTTAGATATTGATTTTCTCTCAGGCTGTCGTGAATACCAGGTATATCAGGCTCCCTAGCGCACGTGAGTCTCCTCACCGCACCGCGCAGGCCGTCATTATTACTCTGAGTAATAACAGCGGTGTTGTAAAATCGTAATCCAAAATAGGTACGGTAGCTTTTGGACAAACGTCCATTGTCGAAATAACCCAAATAATTAGGATCATCCGGGAAAACAATGTCCCCGTTAACGACGAATTCCCCCCCACTCACGACCCTGAATCTCTGCCCATCTACAAAAGTCTTGATACTACAAGAATCATTGTTTAAATAATGATACTTTATGTTACCAACATGACTTAATCCGTAGGGCGGAGGCCAGAGTCAGTAGGGCGCATTCACCACTGCGTCACCAGTAGTAGGGTTAAGCCTACTATCTTCCTGAAGCCGTTGGAAGAGGTACTCTGCAGTGTTGTGCATAATGCGATGGAAATCAGGCACAGAATCTGGTGGCACTGTGGCCAAGGCTCGACATATGTCACTAGTGACGAAGCGTCTTGTGTCTTCCCTCACTTTACTACCTCCGCGAACCTTGAGGTAAGTACTGTGAGCGATGTCAGTGAAGACGGGAGCCTGCCTGTATCCAGTGTACCCCGCCAAAGGGTGTACATTAGATGACCATGAGAGGGGGTTTAATAACGACCGAGTGGGTTGGCCACAGTCATCCGATGTTGGTCTCGTAAGCATACCAACGGAAGTAGTGTTGTTCCACCACGCACTAAGTTTGTTCTGGGCGTAAAAGCCGAGACATCCGATAACGGAACCGCTAAGTGAAGCAAGGAGTATTTTGCCCTTGGGACCTTTGTTCCGGAGAGCAAATTGAAGGGCCACTACTAAGAAACTCATCAACCATTTGAACATAGGGCCCAAATTATTGTTGTTTCTTTTGGTATAAATATAAACGGGGGCAATGGTGGGTAAATTATCACCAGGAGCAGGGATCGGATCCGGAGCGGGAGGCTCGGGATTATTAATGATGGGGTCATTGACTACGGGGTCAATGGAAATGGTAGTGGACTCGGTAGAAGGTACTACAGTGGCAGTAACGGTTCTAACTCGAGTGGCAACAACGGAAGGGACAGGGTTGATGGATGGAACTAATGTGGCGACCAAAGGGTCACTCACGCGGTCAATGTCGTTAACAGTTGGCCTAACATTAGAAATGTTGGCAGGTAGAGAACCCCTAGATGACTGGGTTCTAGACTCCGCGAAACGCGTTATGACTGCCTCAACCTCAGCTTTGATGGAAGCTG